ATCCATATAAGAAATTTTCTGCGCGGGGGTTAATGGGGCAAGATTTTCCTTAAAATATTTCCAAAAAGCTTCACCAGAAGGTATTGATGTAATAAGATCACAACTATCACAACTAACAGCGCGGTAATCTTGCATAAAAATATCCCACACAACAACAAGATTCTTTTGTGTGGGGTTATATCTCAATGGCCCTTTTGCGGGGCGATAGTTTAATACTGTTCTACCATCAACACTATTCAGCAAGGCTTGTGAGTTTGTACAGAGCATTCTACGTGTATTCGGTTTACCAGGTTTAAGTCTACGCCTGGCAAATTTTATCTCACAAACGTTATTTTGTAGCACGGACCTTAGGCTTGTTAGGGATGCTAGCATCTTTCTCCCTCGGCTTAACTATACCGAATATTCTTTGTTCGTTTAAAAATATACCTGTACGGAGAGTACCAAAGTTAACCACGTCAATATTTGCAATCGGTATCCCCATATTGTTAGGGAAGCAAACATGATCACCAACCTTAACCAATCTACAATTAATACCAGTTAACAGCACCTTACCAATACGCCAGGCGTTTGTGTCCGCATTTACAGGTACTAATATTCCATTACGGACAATTGTGTTTGATGTTCCACCATCATCAGCAAATTCTACCAAGATAATATCATCAAGTAAATTCACAAGATCATACCCCATAAACATACTATTAAAAGTATTCTTCGGTAAGGCTCCTAAATCAATTAGACTTTTTTGGACAGGTAACTGGTCGATACTGGCTTTGCTCATATAGTCACTTATGAGTGAATCGATTAAAAATCAAGAGGTACCGCTCTTAGGCTTTTTTATATATTGTATTCTCTGTTTTCGGTATTTTGGTAGTACGTTGGTAAGAAATCTATATTGATCTACATTATCTAATGTTTTACCAAAACGATTAAGTGTATCATTAATAATACGTGCCGCGGCAGGGTCCAGCATTGATAACCAGCGATTAACTAAGAACGGCTGATACTCCTTTTCTTCCTCAAAATTAGCAAAAGGGTTTTGTTTTTTAGTAAATGCAATACCATCTATAATATCAAAAATGTTCATTTTATAAGTATTCCCAGTCCGAAGTGTTCTTTAAAATTATAAAACTTTAAGTTATATTTGCAAGCTATATCCGAACACACTCTTTTAATTTCTGGAAAACTTTCTGTATCGTGTAAAAGAACAATGTCACAGTGTTGTACTGCCCATTCTGCACAATCAAACGTTGGCTCATATTCATGTACAATATCGATATGCACAAGATTATAATGGCTGTTGTGGTGTGAAATAAAATTGTAAAAATCATCCTTAATCACAGTTATATTTGAAAAGGAAGAAAGATTATTCTTAGTTATGTTAAAAAGATCATTATCTCTTTTTCCTGCATGAATATCATCCTCGAATGTGTCTACACCGGTGACTGATCTAAAAAAATTAGCTAGAACAGTTGTACTATACCCTTTGTCAACACCAAATTCAAGAGCTGTATCCCTTTCGATATTGAAGTCTCTAATCACATCGGGTATATATCTTTCAATGCCGTGCCAGGCTGAAGGACAACTAAATACTCTTAATATGCCAGTTTGCTCACCCCCAGGCGTGTAAGGGATCATTAATGAGAAATAATCTTTGTAGAGGCTATGAAAATATCGTCATTAATTTGGTAGAACGAACTAATAACCTCTGCCATGAACTTATTGCAGTCCGCATCTGAAAGTTCAGTACTAAAAGCAAATGCAGGTGCTTGCTTCCCCGCTCTCACGTTAATACCTGTATGTCCAAGGGCGGCACCATCCTTTACATGTACAATACTTACGCTACACTTACCGGTTGACTGTGTTACACCACCTTGGGTAAACTCTTTTGTTACCATTAAATCGTCACCATCCACTTGAATAGGTGCGTTAATATATTTGTGCAAAATGTTGGCAATATTGGTATTAAACATTCTTTGATAACTAATGGCGCCAAAGCCTTCTGTTAAAAGAGGTATTTCATACAAGAAATGAATCATATCCTCACTGTAAATAAAGTCTTTGTTAAGAGCATCTTCTTGATCAATTAGACCTTCTGTTTCTACGTGAGCAGGTGCACGAAAGGCAATAATATTACCAATTGGTAGGGTCTTATCGCGAAAATACCTATAAGCAAAACGATGATGCAACGCTACGCCGTCATAAACTTTAATATCTGTAACTATCATATCTATTGATAATAACTACGCGATAGGGTAATTCAACAAAAAAGACTTCGTCACACATTCTTTTCCCCGTTGTACCATAATATAGAGTTTGATCCGACAACCAACATACTATTATAATCAAATTCTACAAAAAATCAACTCATATTTTTCATTTGAAACCTTAATTTTTATACATAAATAACAGATGCCTGAATACGGTAATCAAGATACTGATCGTTCGTCAACATTCGGTCGATCATTGATGAATTATATAAACTCTAAGTTACCATACCAGAGTTATACAGCCATTGATACCATTAGTAAGCTTAACCCAAAGTATAGGGTATTCCAAGATACAGGTAGTAGACGTACAGAAGCTCTAGCAAGACAGAGTATTAGTAGCAATTCTGAAATTAACAACTTGGACCCTGCAGGCATTATTGGTCTTGATAACAATTTTACACAATACATGTATGCAAACATACAGCACGATAAGATTACCAGACTTCGTGATTATCGCACCATGGCATCGTTTTCCGAAGTAGCTGATGCACTGGATGAAATATGTGATGAGTCAGTTAATAGAGATAAAAATGGTAGAGTTATAAGGTTAACTTTCCCAGAGCTTGATCTAGATGACAAAGATAAAGAAATAATACAAGGTGAGTTTCAGAAATATATTAATTATTTTGATTTACCACACAAAGGTTGGGAATATTTTCGTCAGCTGTTTGTTGACGGGGAAATATATTTTGAACATATTATTCACAAAAGCTATGAAGAAGAAGGTATACTTGGTGTAGTCAATATACCAACAGAGTTTATAGATCCAATTTTCGGTAATGTACAGAATATGATGATTAAAGGCTTTTTACTTAGAAAGCCTATTTTTGACAAAACAAATCCAACCAAGGTTGTAGACTATGAGATGGTGCCGATGGATAAAAATCAGGTTACCTACATTAATTCTGGTATTTGGAATGAGAATAGAACTATAAGACTTCCGTTCATTGAAAATGCGAGACGCGCATACAGACAACTTAGCTTAACAGAAGATGCAATAGTGATTTATCGTCTAGCAAGAGCACCAGAGCGCCTGGTATTCAACGTTGATGTGGGTAATATGCCTCCCCCAAAGGCAGAAGCTTATTTAAAGAAGCTAATGAATCAATATTGGTCTTCCAAGACATATGATAATTCACAAAATAAGGGAACGGCAGTTACAAAATTTAACCCTCAGTCAATTCTGGATAACTTCTGGTTTGCTAAAAGACAGGGTAGTGAGGGTACAAATGTAACTCGACTTGAAGGTGGTCAGAATTTAGGAAAACTAGAAGATTTAGAATATTTTGTAAAAAAATTATATAAGAGCTTAAAAGTACCAGTATCCCGGCTCAATGTGGATGATTCTTACAAAGATGATGCAAACATCTTACGCGAAGAGCTGAAGTTTGCCAAATTTGTAGTCAGAATGCAACAAAACTTTTCTCAAGGATTGAAGAATGGCTTTATAACACATCTACGGTTAAGAGGCATGTGGAAAAAGTATGATCTAAGAGAAGATCATATTGATTTACAATTTAATGTTCCAATTAATTTCTTTGAAATGCGTGAAGCACAAAAACAAGAAATCAAAACAAATACATTCCAGAGCATTGTACAAGCCTCCGATAATATTAGTAAAACGTATGCACTTAAGAAATATATGGATTGGACGGATGTAGAAGTAAAAGCAAACAGAGAGTTTATGCGTAAGGATATGGCGTTTGCGTGGGAGCTCGATCAGATTAAAGCTGGCGGACCAAATTGGAAAGAAAATGCAGTTGCTGCAGCGGGTGAAGCTGGTGGTGAATTAGGCGGTGCAGCCCCTGGTGGTGTTACCGGGTCGACCCCGCCAGCGTTTGGACCGACACCCGGTGGTGAAGTTGGTACTAGTCCTGAGGTAGCAGCTGCAGCAGCAGAACCTGCACCCGTTGAAGGTGGAGCCGCACCAGGGGCAGTACCACCAGTAACGCCAGCAGCTTAATTTTTTGGTTTCTGAATTCTTTTAAGAACAAATTTTAGCTTCTTAAGCTCGTATTTTCTCGCATCTATCTCTTCAGGAGCATACCAATACCTATCGCTCATAGTCATTATATCTTTTTGAGAATAAGAAAATAGTACTTCTCGTTTTTGTATTTTATACTGTATGAAATGTCTTAGCTCATGGAGTAAGTTGCGAATCATTCTTTTCACCCTTTGCCT